AGCTGATTGTTAGAAAAAACAAACAAAATACAAAATATTGATTTTGTGGTCATTGTTTATTATAAATAGCATGTACCTATTATTTAGGTCCGGTGCCGGGAATACCGATACCCGTGCAAGTTCCCCTTTACGCACCGGGAAAAGGGCGCTTCGGCGCTCTTTTCCTAATTTGAATGGGGTTATATGGACGTTCAGCTAGAAAGCTACTTGAATAAGGTTTCTACTCTGCCTGCTGCGGAGCAAGAAGAAATATTGAAGTTGCTACAAGACTTGGATGTGGCGACAAAAAGAGAAGCATCCCAAACTAGTTTCCTCAGGTTTGTACAAGAAATGTGGCCTGCTTTTATTCATGGCTCTCATCATGAGATCATGGCAGATGCCTTTGAAAAGGTGTGTGACGGTAAGTTAAAAAGATTAATTATTAATATGCCGCCACGGCATACCAAATCAGAGTTTGCTTCGTATCTTCTACCCGCTTGGTTCTTGGGCAGGTATCCAGAAAAGAAAGTTATCCAAACCGCACATACAGCAGAACTGGCCGTAGGGTTTGGTCGTAAAGTGCGAAACCTAGTTGGAGACGATACCTTCAAGTCGGTGTTCAAGGACGTATCTTTGAGATCAGACTCGAAAGCTGCCGGTCGATGGAGCACCAACAAAGATGGTGAATATTTTGCTATTGGTGTTGGCGGTGCTGTTACTGGTAAGGGCGCTGATCTTTTAATCATTGATGATCCGCACAGTGAGCAAGAGGCTAGGTCTTCTGATATCTCTGTATTTGACCCTGTGTACGAGTGGTATACATCAGGCCCTAGACAGAGATTACAACCGGGTGGTGCGATTGTGATCGTTATGACGCGGTGGCATCAACGAGATTTGGCTGGTCAAATATTGAAAGCTTCTCAACAAAGGGATGGCAGTGATGAATGGAAGGTTATCCAGTTGCCTGCAATCCTGCCGTCAGGGAATTCTCTTTGGCCTGAGTTTTGGCCCCAGCCAGAACTAGAGAAGCTAAAGGCTGAGTTGCCTGCATCAAAGTGGTCAGCACAATATCAACAAGACCCCACTGCTGAAGAAAACGCTATTATCAAAAGAGATTGGTGGCGTGTGTGGGAAGAAAAAGAACCGCCTAACTGTGAGTTTATAATACAATCATGGGATACAGCTTTTCTGAAAACAGAAAGGGCTGACTATTCAGCTTGCACAACGTGGGGTGTTTTTTATCCTAACGAAGACGAAGGCGGTAACGCAAACATAATTCTTTTAGACGCATTCAAAGATAGAATGGAGTTTCCAGAATTAAAAAGTGTTGCAATGAAAACATACAATGAATGGGAACCAGACGCCTGTATTGTAGAGGCCAAAGCGGCTGGTATGCCGCTTATATTTGAGTTGCGTCAGATGGGGATGCCTATCGGGGAATTCACTCCATCTAGAGGCAACGACAAGATAGCCCGTGTAAATGCTGTTAGTGATCTCTTTGCCTCTGGCGTTGTGTGGACGCCCCAAACTTCTTGGGCAGAAGAGGTTATAGAAGAATTCGCAGCGTTTCCTGTCGGAGAGCATGATGACTTGGTTGACAGTAGCACTCAAGCATTACTCAGGTTTAGGCAGGGCGGTTTCATAAGAATGTCATCTGATGATGATGAGGATTTTATTCCCCGATCAAAGGCGGATTATTACTAATGAGTATATCAGATAAGTTACAGAAAAATTGTCAGGTTGACAGTAGAAACAATCCATATTCTCTAGATCAGTGCGAAGAAGTCCACCAGTCTTTTGTAGCAAGTGGAATGGGCCATTCGCAGTACGCAAAGAATATTGGAATTGGAGTTGGCAAGCTCCGATATATTCTAAGGCGTAGGCTAGAGCTAATAGAAAAGTTTGATACAGATGCTCCTTTTTTTGTAAGAAAAGAAGATATCGGTGACGATATAGCTGACGTTAATGATATCATTGCCAGAAGAAGACGCGAATTCAACAGAAGAGATAAGGCTACAAAATCAAACGCATTGATACCGTGCTTTGTCAAAATCAAAGGCCCTGTGGGAATTTTGCACATGGGGGACAATCACGTTGATGACCCCGGAACAGACATCCACCTTCTTCAGAAACATATTGACCTGATTAACGGTACGGAGGGATTGTTCGGTGCTAATGTTGGCGACATGGCAAATCACTGGGTTGGACGGCTCGCTCGCCTCCACGCATATCAGTCAACTACTGAAGCAGAAAGTTGGAGACTGGTGGAATGGCTTATGACCAGTGTTGACTGGTTATATATAATTGGCGGCAATCACGATATGTGGGTTGGTGATGGCGATCCTATTGAGTGGATGGTTAGAAATCAGATGGGGGTTTATAAGTCCCACGGCGCTAGAATAGAGTTAAGATTTCCTAATGGCAATTCAGCTATTATTAACGCTCGTCATGACTGGCCGGGGCATTCTCAGTATAATCCAGCGCACGGTCCAGCGAAGGCAATACAAAGAGGTGTAACTGACCATATAGTTATCGCTGGTCATAAGCACATAACGGGATACCAAATCTTAAAGAACCCGTTGTCTGGCGTCATATCTCATGCGCTAAGGGTTGCTTCATATAAAATCCATGACGATTATGCTAATGCCTTGGGTTTGCCGGATCAGAATATATCGCCAGCAGTTTTGACTATTATAGACCCAGAAAAAGATCAAAGCGATCCGGGTATGATCAATGTTTTCCACGATGTTGATAGCGGTGTGGAATTTTTAAGATTTTTAAGAAAAAAATATGTTAAAGTTAATGAAGCATCTCAAGGAAAAGTCTGATGGCTGTAGAAAAGCGTCTTGAAGAGAGTGAAATTGAATTAATGAACCCCGACAGCCCTGCCCAAGAGGTGGAAGTCGCTGTTGTTAATCCTGAGGCTGTTGCGATTTCAACAGATGATGGTGGTGTTGTGATTGACTTTAGCCCTGAAGGCGAAGGCATTTTTGAGGGCGGTCATGATGCAAATCTAGCTGACGCAATGGATGATAAGGAGCTTCAGGGTCTTGCTTCAGAACTTTCTTCTGACTTTGAGATGGATCAAAACTCTCGTTCTGATTGGGCAGACGCTTATGTTAAGGGCCTAGACCTGTTGGGTTTAAAGGCCGAAGACAGAACCACGCCTTGGCCCGGAGCTTGCGGAGTTTACCATCCTATCTTGACAGAGGCAGTGATACGCTTTCAATCGCAAGCGATTATGGAGGTGTTTCCAGCGTCTGGACCCGTCAAGACTAAAGTTGTTGGTAAGATTACGAACGAAAAACAAGAACAGGCAAACCGCGTTCGAGATTATATGAATTACCTCTTGACCGAAAAAATGACAGAGTATCGTCCAGAGATGGAACAACTGTTGTTTAGTCTGCCGTTAGCTGGGTCAGCCTTTAAAAAAGTTTACTTTGATGCCAGCATGGATCGTATTTGCACTACGTTCGTACCCGCCGAAGATTTTGTAGTTAGCTATGGAAGCTCTGATTTGCCGTCAGCAGAAAGATACACGCATATTATGCGTAAATCTTCTAATGAGATTAGGAAGTTGCAAGTCGCTGGTTTGTATAGAGATGTAAAGATTGGTAATGCTCCTAACTATGAGACTGATATTCAAGAGAAGTATGACGAAATAGAGGGCGAGAGCCGCGCAGGCGACAATGACAATCGTCACATTGTTCTAGAAATGCATGTTGATCTTGATCTGGAAGGCTTTGAAGATAGAGACGATAGCGGAGAACCGACAGAGATAGCGTTGCCGTATGTTGTGACTATTTTAAAGTCTGGCAATAAGATTTTGTCTATACGCCGCAATTGGTATGAAGATGATAATAAGAAAATGAAGCGTATGCACTTTGTGCATTATCAATATATGCCCGGTTTAGGGTTTTATGGCTTCGGACTTATTCATCTGATTGGTGGTATTGCTAAAAGCGCAACTTCAATTCTTCGTCAGTTAGTCGATGCTGGCACACTCTCTAACCTTCCGGGTGGTCTAAAGTCTCGCGGTTTGCGTATAAAGGGAGACGATAGTCCAATCATGCCGGGTGAGTTCAGGGATGTTGATGTTCCGGGTGGAGCAATCAGGGATAATATCACATTCCTTCCATACAAAGAACCAAGCGGCGTACTTCATCAGATGCTGGGTGAGCTTGTTGATGAAGGCAGGCGTTTCGCTTCCTTGACCGATTTAAAGCTTGCTGACATGAAGCAGGACGCTCCCGTGGGCACAACCTTGGCTTTAATTGAACGGTCAATGAAGGTTATGACTGCAATTCAAGCTCGTTTACATGCTTCGATGAAGCGAGAGTTTGTTTTAGTTTCTGACCTTGTTCATGATTATGGGGCAGACGATGGTTATGAGTACGAATCAGAGGATGACGCTGTAAAAGTAGAGGACTTTGATAATCGTATAGATGTCATCCCTGTTAGCGATCCAAACTCATCTACGATGAGTCAACGCATTATGCAGTATCAGGCTGCATTACAGCTATCTCAACAAGCCCCTCAAATGTATGATTTGCCAGAACTGCATAGGCAAATGCTTGATGTTCTTGGAATTCAAGATGCAGATTCTATTATTCCTCTTACTGGAGAGAGGAAGCCCCGTGATCCTGTATCAGAGAACATGGATGTTCTGAACGGCAAGCCAATGAAAGCGTTCTCATATCAAGATCATGAAGCGCATATACAGGTGCACATGAACGCCATACAAGACCCGAAAATTACTCAGCTTGTGAGCCAAAGCCCGATGGCCGGCACCATACAGGCCGCCATGTCGGCGCACATACAAGAGCATTTAGGGTTCATGTACAGGCGTGAAATTGAGAAACAAATGGGCGTTGAATTGCCACATGAGAACGAGCCCCTGCCAGAAGATGTTGAAGTTAACTTGTCTCGCCTTGTTGCTGAAGCGTCAGATCGGTTATTCCGAAAAGATGTTATGGAAGAGCAACAGAAGAAAGCCATGGAGCAGGCCCAAGACCCTGTTATCCAGATGCAACAACAAGAGCTCCAGCTTGAGGCGGCAGACCTTGAGCGTAAGGCGCAAACTGACACCGCTAGAATGATCAAAGACCTTAAAGAGGCCCAGATGCGTCAAGAGACTGAGCTTCTCAGGATTAAGTCTCAAGAGCGTATGGAAGGCTCTAGGTTGGGCGTTGAGATTGCTAAAGACGCTTTGGCGGCAGAGCAGAAAAAAGAAGACGTTAAGCGTAAGGGCATTATGGATACAGCCAAGGTTCTTTCTGATGTTGGAAAAAGCTTGATGAACCCGAATAATGGTAATAGAAACAATAGAGGTTAAAATTAACTTGAGGTGATGTGTGGCTGTAATAGAGAATCTCTATGAGTTATATCAAAAGAACATTAGAGAATATATGAATGAGAAGGCAGACTTTTTAGCTACTGGTGGTGCGAGTAGCTTTGAAGAATACAACAAGGCAGTGGGAGTAATCCAAGGTCTTGCATTGGCTGAAAGAGAGCTTATTGATCTTTTTGATGCTTTGCGTAAAGGAGAAGAAGATGACTGAAGAGAATGTCGTTCCATTGGACGATGTAAGAAAGGCAAAAGCCCTGCCTGATCCTGTGGGCTATAAATTGCTCATAGCAATCCCCACTAAAGAAGAAAAGACTGAAGGTGGCATCTTGTTGCCGGAAGACGCTCGCCGTCGAGAAGAAGAAGCCAGCATTACGGGCCTGATATTAAAAGTTGGTCCTGACGCTTATTCTGACATTGAGAGGTTTCCCGGCGGTCCTTGGTGCAAAAAAGGCGATTGGATCGTAATGCGCTCTTATAGCGGCACTAGGATAGAGGTGCATGGCAAGGAGTTTCGTATTATTAATGACGATTCTGTCGAGGCAATAGTAGAAGACCCAAGGGGGATCAAACGGGTATGATTAAAGAAGGAGCTTTGCAAGAGGCTGAAGAAGTCATTGAGGAAGAAGATGTTCCCGACCCTGACGCCTTTGAAGTTAGTATCGTAGATGACACTCCCGAAGAAGATCGTGGTCGAGTTAAGCAAGCGGATGACGATGCTGAAGACGCTGATGTTGGCGACGATGATGAGGAAGTGGATGAAACGCAGTTCAGCAAGCGTATCCAAAAAAGGATTAATAAGCTTCGCTATGATTACAATGAAGAGAGACGAGAGAAAGAGCGTTTTCAAAGAGAAAATACAGAAGCAGTAACTTACGCTCAATCTATACAAAGTCAGAATGACAATTTGCGAGATCAGTCTTCTGAGTTAAGGCGTCTCCTCTATGATCAGGTGGCTGCAAAAACAGACACAGAAATAGAATCTGTTAAACGTCAATATAAGGACGCTTACGAGAGTGGTGATACAGACTCGGTTGTAAGCGCTCAAGAGGACTTGAGTAGGCTTTATGCTGAAAAAACTAGATTTGCAGTTGAGAGCGACGGGTTTGATCAACAGGCCGCGTCTCAACAGCAGCCTCAACCTCAACAGCAGGCACCTAATATACCGCCTCCTGATCCAATGGCAGTTGACTGGTTAAAACGTAATTCTTGGTTCCAGCAACCCGGATATGAGGAATTGACAGGATTTGCTGTGGGTCTTCATGAAAAACTTGTAAAACAAGGGGTAGACCCGCGTAACAATCCAAGCTATTATGAGAATATAGATGCTGCTATTGAAGAGCAGTTTTCTAAAACCTTGGGGAAGGGCAAAAAGCCAGCTAGTGAGGCTCCGACTTCCCGAAGAACCCCGGTAGTATCGCCGTCCAAAAGGGGGTCTGGTGGTACTCCGCGCAAAGTGGAGTTAACTAGTACTCAGGTTTCTCTCGCCAAGAAACTTGGGTTATCGCCTCAACAGTACGCGGCACAGCTTGTGAAGGAGATGAGTAATGGCTGACGTAAGAGGATCAGAGCGCAAACCGAGACAGACGGATACCCGTGAAGAACAGGTGCGTAATAAACCATGGGAACCGCCGCAAGTACTTCCTGATCCAACCCCGCAAGACGGTTATGTTTTTCGGTGGATTAGGACTTCTACTCTTGGCAACGCAGACAATGTGAATGCATCTAAGCGTTTCCGGGAAGGATGGGAGCCTGTAAAGGCTGAGGATCATCCAGAGTTGATGCTTCAATCTGACCACGGTACAAAGTGGGAAGGGAACATCGAAGTTGGAGGTCTTCTACTTTGTAAGACTACCGTCGAAAATGTAGAAGCGCGTAATGAGTATTATGCGAATGCAGCGGCTAGGCAGGTTGAGTCTGTTGATAACAACTTCATGCGGGAGAATGATCCGCGAATGCCTAAGCTAAATGAATCTTCTACTAGGGTTCAGTTTGGCCGAGGTTCGAAGCCGGGTTAGTCTCTTTGGTTTAAACTTTGTCCTTTGGAAGGAGATTAGGCAATGGCAACAACTGCTACGCCTTATGGATTCCGTCCTGTTGGTCTTCTTGGCGGTGGCACTTGGTCCGATTCAATTCGCCACATTAAGATTGCTAACAATTACGGAACTGCGATTTTCTATGGAGATGTCGTAAAACTCGTCAATACTGGTACGGTGGAAAAAGACACCGGGACCACGGCGATGACACCCTGTGGAATCTTTGTTGGGGTTCGATATACTGATCCTAACACAAGTCAATTGACCTTTAGTCAAACGTATCCTGCTTCTACGGCAGCAGATGATATTATGGCTTATGTTGTGGATGATCCGAATGTGGTCTTTCAAGCACAGGGCGATGCCTCTTTGGCTCAAACCGCCCTTGGCAACAATGTAGCTGCCGTTCAAACGGCTGGCTCTACGTCAATTGGAACGAGTAAGAACGCTGTTGATTCTAGTACAATAGCGGTCACAAAAACTCTCCCAATTCGCATCATTGATTTCGTTGATGGTCCGAACTCTGAGGTTGGTGACGCCTTTACGGATGTCATCTGTAAGTTCAACTCTGGTGGTGACGCGACTGGCGACAGTTGTGCTTCCCATCAATATCAAGATACCACTGGTATCTAGGAGGTCTAGCAATGGCTATTTCAAGAGCACAGATGCTTAAAGAACTCCTGCCGGGGTTGAATGCTCTCTTCGGTCTGGAGTACGAAAAGTACGAAGACGAACATACTGAGGTTTATGAGTCCGAATCTTCTGAGCGTAGCTTTGAAGAGGAAGTGGCTCTATCAGGGTTCGACGCTGCGCCTGTCAAGAATGAAGGCTCATCGATTTCGTATGATGTCGCGCAGGAATCTTTTACTGCTCGCTATAACCACGAAACGGTTGCAATGGGTTTTGCAATTACTGAGGAAGCTATGGAGGATAACCTCTATGACTCTCTCAGTGCTCGCTATACCAAAGCCCTTGCCCGTGCAATGGCTTATACGAAGCAGGTAAAAGCTGCCACACCACTGAATAATGGTTTCAACACCTTTCAGTCTGGTGACGGTGTAACCCTGTTTAGTACTGCTCACCCGTTGGTGAGTGGTGGCACTAACTCTAATCGTCCTGCTACGGCAACGGACTTGAATGAAACCTCTCTTGAGGCTGCTGTCATTCAAATCTCAAAATGGACGGATCAACGTGGCCTTTTGATTGCGGCTCGCCCCCGCAAGCTGATTGTCCCACCGGACTTGATGTTTGTTGCAACTCGTATTCTCGAATCCGAGCTTCGTGTTGGAACCGCTGACAACGATGTCAACGCCATCATGACCAATGGTACAATACCTGAAGGTTATGCGGTCAATCATTACCTCACGGACACAAACGCTTTCTTCATTCGCACTGATGTGCCGAATGGCATGAAGCATTTTGAACGTGCTCCAATGACGACTGCTATGGACGGTGATTTCCAAACTGGTAACGTGCGATATAAGTCGCGTGAGCGTTATTCGTTTGGTGTTTCTGATCCTCTCGGAATTTTCGGTTCACCCGGAGCTTCCTAAGTTAGTGGAGGGGGAGGGTTCGCCCTCCCCTTCTTTTTTTTAATTGTCGTGATGGCGCTTGTGCGTTGGTTCTGAGGAGGACTGTTATGACAACCACTCATTTTACGAATGGCGTTTCTAACCAAACGGTTGGTGACCCTTTATACGATTATCCATATCTAGACCCGTTTAAGTTCTACAGCTACTCTAATGATTTCTTCACTTATCATTCTGATGAGTGGACGATCACAACGACAGAGGCTGGAACAGGCAGTGCCACTGAAGCGTTAACGTCTCAAGCTGGCGGGGCTCTTCTTGTCACAAACGCTGCGGGAGACAACGATCTCGACTTCTTCAATCTGAAGGGTGAGTCTTTTAAGTATGTTTCTACGAAGCGTATGTTCTTCAAAGCTAAGTTCAAGGTTAGTGACGCTACTCAATCTGATGTTGTTATGGGTCTTACGATCACAGACACAACTCCGCTTGATACGACTGACGGTATTTTCTTCCAGAAAGATGATGGCGATACTAATATCGACTTCAACATCGAGAAGAATAATAGCGCCACATCCAATACGGCTATTGGCACCCTTGCTGATGATACGTTCATTACTGTAGCATTTGCGTATGATCCCAATACAAGCTCTTTCTCTATATTCATGGACGATGCTAAGGTTGGTGAGCAAACCACTCTCACAAATGTTCCTGACGATGAGGAACTGACGATTGCTTTTGGCATCCAAAACGGAGAGGCAGCAGCAAAAACCATGACTATCGATTACATTATTTGTGCAGTCGAGCGGTAATTTAGGTTCGGGAGGGGGTAACCCCTCCCTACCTTTCAGGAGGTTTATATGGCGGATGCTGTAAACATCACCACTATTGAGGATGGGGAGCGGCAACTTGTTGTTCAGTTGACAAACCTCTCCGATGGTACAGGTGAGAGTGACGTAACCAAGATCGATGCTTCGGCGCTTGCTTCTAGCGCTACAGGCAAAGCGTGTAATGAAGTTCGCATCCAAGAGATATGGGCGCAAGTTCATGGATTTGATGGAGTTCGACTTCTTTATGATGCTGATACCAATGTGGTAGCGTTTGACGCTGGCGTTGGTTGGAATTATCAGGACTTCTCTAGTGTCGGTGGATTGAAGATGTATGGAACCAACGCTATTGGCGACATTCTTCTTACCACATTAGGCACAGAAGCGTCTGGCGATTCTTACGAGATCGTTATTAGGGCAGTCAAGTACTACGCCTAATGGATATCGGGGCAAGTATGATATGGAACGTCACATTAAGCGTGTGCGTTCCTATCTTCGTGTTCTGGCTTCGATCCTTAGGTCAAAGGTTTGATAGGATGGATGCCGATATACACAGCTTTAGGGTAGGTCTTTCTGAAACTAGAGAAAAAATGGCGCATAACTATGTGACCAAGACTGATCTGCAAGACGATATAAAGTCGATTATGCTTAGGTTTGATAGGCTTGAAGAGAAGTTTGACAAGATTTTGACTGAGAGATTGTCAAGGATGTAGGTCCGATATGGCGGCACGAAGAAAGCGCGGAACTGGTATGAAGGGCATGACCATAAAAGGTGGTCATAAGCGCTCTACTAAATCAGGCGCAGGCATGACCGCCAAGGGGGTTGCTAAATACAGGCGTCAAAACCCCGGAAGTAAGCTGAAAACGGCTGTCACTGAGAAAAAACCTAAATCAAAAGCCAGAGCAAGTCGCCGTAAGTCTTTCTGCGCTCGTAGCGCTGGTCAGATGAAAAAATTCCCTAAAGCTGCCAAGAACAAGAATAGTAGATTGCGTCAAGCTAGGCGCAGGTGGAGATGTTGATGGTTGCAAAGAAAAAATCCCCCGCAAAAAAGAAATCACCTGCTCGTAAGCCTGCGGCTAAAAAAAGTCGGGTGAACGAGGCTGGTAACTATACGAAGCCTGCTATGCGGAAGCGCTTGTTTAGCCGAATAAAGTCTGGCGGCAAGGGCGGTAAGCCGGGTCAATGGAGCGCAAGGAAGGCTCAGATGCTGGCAGGTGCTTACAAAAAAGCTGGTGGCGGGTATAGAGACTGATGCCAAAACGTAAATCTCAAAAGAGTTTAGATAGATGGACAAAGCAAAAATGGAAAACCAAGTCGGGAAAACCTTCGGGGAAGACTGGGGAAAGATACTTACCAGCGAGCGCTATAAAGTCGTTGTCCCCTCAGGAGTATGCGGCGACCACGCGAGCAAAGCGCCGGGGGACTGCTGCCGGAAAACAGTTCGTAAAACAACCAAGAAAAATAGCCAAAAAGACAGCTAGGCACCGCAAGAAATGAGCATATCGCGTTCTCAAATGGGTAGTCAATTGAAGGGGGGTAAGAAAATGCCTTTTTCTAAATATAGTCCTAAGCAAAAAAAATTAGCTAAAGTGGCTCCTCCGCGCAATAAAATTACAGGCGCTGATTTAAAAAAAATGAAAAAAAAGAAACCTTCCAAGGGGCGTAAGAAAAAGTGAATATTGAGAACGGCGTTATTTGTGAAGAGTTGCGGTCTTGGTCTAGCTCTGTTTTAGAGACACCAAATCCGCATCTGTCCGGTTTGCCGGCCTGTCCTTATGCAAAGAAGTCATGGTCGGAAGGCCGTACTAATGTGTTGGTTGGGGAAGATGTTCTAGATTTAAAGAAAGCGATAAACCTCTACAACCCAATCTCTACGGATATATTGATATGGGTTAATTTTAACTTAGGGCGTCAGGACTTATGGGAGCGCTGGATTGCCTTGTGGAACAAGAGGCATGTAAAGAAAAACATTAATCTTATGTTGTTTCATCCTGATTATCCGCCGTCAGAGGATAGTGAGGATTTCTTAACTGACAATGAATGGGAATCCTCCCTTGATGATTATATGATGGTTTTTATTCAATCGCTTTCCGAACTTAATAAAGCAAGTGTGGCGTTAGAAGGCGTTGGGTATTATAATCATTTCTCAGATCATCTTTATCAAACACTGGTTTTGGATAGAAGGAGAGTTTGCGATGGCGATGGGTAAAAAGAGAATGGCTAAGAAGAAAAAGCCAGCGAAGAAAGTTATGGCTCGCGGCGGCATGAAAAAAGTCATGATGCGCGGCGGCAGTAAATCTGTGAAACAAGCTAAACGCTTAGGTGCTAAGGTTGGTAAGACCGAGACCCCGCCAAAGAGCATTAAGAAAAAAGTCATGATGCGCGGCGGCAGCAAAATGAAGAAGAAGTGATTAGATGGCGACCAGCGGTACATCAGATTTTACTTTAGATATCATAGATATCTGCGAAGAAGCCTATGAAAGAGCGGGTATGGAGATGCGTGGCGGTTACGAGTTAAAAACCGCCCGTCGCAGCTTAGACCTTATGTCTCTTGAGTGGATTAATCGTGGGGTTAATCTTTGGACTATTGAAGAGGGGACTTTGGCGTTAACCGCTGGCACTGCTACCTATGGATTTCCGGCGGGTACGATTGATTTTATTGAGCATCACATTAGAACTAACGCTAACAGCACAAGCAATCAGTCTGATTCAAGCTTAACAAGAATTAGCCCGTCAACATTTGCTAATATTCCTAATAAGCTTACTTCAGGTAAGCCTTTGCAAATCTATATCCAAAGGACAAATAGTCCCCAGTTTACTTTATGGCCCGTGCCGC